ACTGCGACCGCCCTGCACCGTGATGCCGTTGGTGTTCTCAATGGCGAAGCTGCTGCCACTTTGATTGACCAAGTAGTAGAACGCGCCAAGACGGCCATTGGCGATGTTGCGAATGGTTGAAGCATTGGTAACGCGGATCACGTTGCCGGTGTCTGGCAGGGTCAAGATGAACGATGTCGCACCGCTTGAGTTCGTCTGGACCGCGTCGAGCGCCCATGTGACCGGCTCCGAAGTGTTGATGCTCTTGACCGTCAGATCAGTGAGCGAAGTGATTATCGAAGGGTTGTCGATCTGGCCGTGCGCCGTGGCGGCGGCCAGCAGCAGAATGGTGAGCAGGCGCTTCATTTAGATCCCTTGCTTGGCGATATACGCTTTGCCGGTATTGCTGCAACGCAGGCGGACCTCCTGCGAGGGAACCCACGCAGAATTGAAGGTCACGCTGCCGCCGGGCTGCACCACGATGCTGTTGCTGGCGCCCGCGTCGGCAGCGAAGTTAATGCTCATCACGGTGTCGCTGACGTTTTGAAATACCAAGTAGGTGCGCGACTCGTTGGCTGGCATGACGATGTGACTGCCGGATGGCGCGGCGCCCGAGGTGGTGCTGCTGTGATCGAGGACGTTGCCGGTGGAGGGTTTGGTTTTTACGTTTGGGAATCCCATAATTTTGTTGGTCTGAGGGTTAGTAAGGTGAAGTCTGCGCGGTCCACCTGCGGACCTGGCCTTGTTGGAACGTGAATTTCTCGGTCTCCTTGACGAGTGACAGCTCGGCCCTGCCATACATGACCTGCGCTTTGTCTAGCTGTCCGTCTTCGGTCAAGAGGTCGCCGGTGAGCGAGAACTTGAGGTAGTCGGCGAGGATCTGCGGGACTGTCTGTGCGAGGGCCGTGGCGAGGACGGTGGAAATCTCCGTAGAGGGCAGCCGGAAGCGGACATAGACGGTGTCAGGGCAGTCGCTCGGCAGGCGGATCTTGTCGAGGTCTAGGCTGAAATGGATCTCGCGGGGTGCGGCGTGCGTGTGGGGATTGTCTTGATAGACGGCAAACACATCCCCGATCTCCGTCTCGCCGGCTTGCGCCAGGTCCAAGTAAATGTCTTCGTCCACGCCGGTCTGGGTGGTGCGTTCTTCGGTGCGGCACAAATCCGGCCAATCGTAAAATTCCCAGGCATCGCGGAGGTGCATGCCGAGGTTGTCCGCCATGATGGTCTTGGTGGTCGTTGGCAGGTTGTCGATGGACGAACCATCCAACCCGGCGCGGCTGGCGGCGTTTGTAATGATGCTGCTGACGGTCGCAGTCTTCATGCGGCCTCCTTGATGACGATGATCTGCGCGGCCTTGCCAGCAAAGGTGTAGTCCGAATCGCGGTTGACATTGCCAGCGGCCGAGCGGACGTAGACGCCGGCTGCGTGGCGGCTGTAGAGGGGAATGCCGGAGCCAGCCAAGACACGCCAGGCCGAGCCAACAGGCGCCGAGCCGTCCAGCGGAAGGTCAGCATAGGTGCCTACCTCGCGGGCCAGCGGCGCGGCGGCCGAGGGTGCGCTAGGAGCAAATCCTCCGGTTAAAGCGTTATAGGTCATTAGCTGCGTGTCACGGTGGCCAGCGGCGTGTTGTCTACAGTCGGGGGCTGCGTGGTGTAGGTGAAGGTGACGGTGGCAACTACAGTGCCCGAGGCGCCGCCTTCGCGGTAAGTGACCGTTGCGGCGTTGTTCGTTGCGCCGTGGTAGGTGAAGGCAATGTAATCGTGTTGCGGGATGTTTAATCCGGCGACATTGCGGACGGCTACGTTGGGGGAAAATGCCATAGATTACGCCGCCGCTGCCTGCGGGCCTCCGAGTTGTTGCTCTTGCGCCATCTTCTGCAATGCGGGCTGGGCGCCGGTGCGGCCGATCACTGCGTTTTGCTGCTGTTGTAATTGGAATTGGAAACCCTGGGCGCGGGCGTCGATCATCTTTCTGAAGATTTCGTCCTGCTGATACCGCTGTTGCACCGCCGGGTTGCTCTGGATGATCGTCTGCAAGGTCTGCAAGCGGACCTGCGCGTTTTGCCCGCCTTCTTTGAGCGGAGGCTCGGTGCCGGCGGCGATCTTGGCGAAGGCGCTTTGCTCGTCTTCCTGCTCGGCTGCGGTCGCGGCGCCGATGTCTTGAACCAGCATGCTCGCCATGTTCGGGTCGATGGCTTGGAACATGTATTTTATGAGGCCGACGCGGTCGATGACGCCGAAGCTGTCCATCGGGACGAGGATCTTGGCCAAGTAATCCAGCTTTGCGCCGAGGGCTTCGGCGTCGAGCATGCGGGCATCGAATTCTGCCGTGATATCAAAGCGGCCGCGGATGTCCTGCGGGCTGGCGTTGAAGGGAAGCTGGTTGCCGGTTACCCGGGCAACCTCCTCGGGTGACATATACTGCTGCGCGAGGGCCATCGTCTGGACAACGCAGAGCTTCATGTCAAGGAGCCAGGTGTCGATCAGCTCCTGCGTGTGCAGCATGGCGAGCTGGGGCGGGACACCTTGGGACATGCGGCCGAAGTAGTTGTCCACGTCCAAGCGGGTGGCGGCCTCGACTTCGATGGAGCCCTGGCTGACCCGGGGCGGCTCCATAAAGCTGACCTCGCCTTGGCGGCGCTCGGGGATCTGCACGCCGGGGCCGAGGACCAAGTCAAACTTGCCGCGGTTGGCCGGCACGCGCACTGGCGGGAGGACGCTAAGGCTGGCGGCGTCCACGCGGAAGTCGCGCTGCACCTTGATCTCGTTCTGCGCCGTCATGCAGATCTCTGGGATTCCGCGGGACTCGAGGAGCGGGCGCGTGGTGCGCTCGCGGGCTAATTCAACGAAGGGATATAAGCCGTGCGCGTAGGGCAGGATCTCGTGGATGGCGACCGCGTCCGGGACGTGAAACGACATGATGCTGCGGGTCACGCGGACGGCGCCGGTCTTCTCGTCGATCTCCTTGCGGTAGACATGCCAGATTTCGACCATGTCGCGCAGTTGCTCGTAAAGGTACTGGTCAGTGCGGTGGAGGTTCGCCGTGATACGCCGCATCTCACCTTTGTGTTTGCTGGTGCGCTCCACCCAGTCCTCGTCCCAGCCCTCAATCATCCCGCGCTCGCGGAGTTCGACCTCGGTGAGGAGTTCCCGGCGGGCCACGAAGGCGGCGCGCTGCAGGCTGAAGGACTGGATCGGGAAGATGATGTCCTCAAAGGCTTCCAAGGCGGTCCACACCGGCTTGTTCTCAAAGATGTAAGGGCTGTCCCATTCGACGATGCCCTTCTCGCGCAGCTCGCGCACCTTGGCTGGCTTGCCAAGCTCCGGCACGATCTCACCGAGGAGCTGGGCGGCGAGTTCTTCTTGCTCGGGGTCCAAGACCACTTCGATGAGTGCTTGGAGGTTGGCGGCTTGCTCAGGGTCTTGCTGCGCAGCGGCCTCAAGCATGCCCATGGCGTCATCGATGGTGAACGTCTTGACCTCGGTGCGCGTGGTGGTCTGCCAGTCGATGGCCATGACGGCGAGGCCATACGTTTCTCTAAATTCGGCGGCGAGGCGGACCTCACGCTGGAGGTCAGACAGACAATGCTGAAACAAAAGCCACTTGAGCACGGCCTCGGCGGCGGTGCGTTTGTCGATGTCCATGGACTCAACCGGCTGGACCTGCACGCGCGCCTTGAAGAACGCGGAGGTCAACATGGCAACATGGTCGCGGCAGATATTGTCGCTGAGGAAAATTTTGCAGTCGCTTGAACCGTCCCAAGGAAATGGCTGGGCGCCGAGGCTGCCCTTGCGCTTGCGGCCGTCCTCGTTTTGTCCCGGCCAGATGCAGTAGCGGGTGTTCCAGTTTCGCAACTTCCTTTGGATGTAGGTGCTGGCGTCACTGTCGGCCTGCTCAACCTCACCGAGGATTTCTACGATCTTGTCGCGGTCGATAGGTTTCAAGGGACGAGGATGGTGGTGTTGCGGGGTGTGTATTTGACGACCGTCTCGGGGTTCTTTTTCTTGAACCAATCGCGGAAGCCCTTGTCCTGCCAGCACCCGGGATTTGTGCCGTGCCAAGCCCAGTAGCTGTCGGCGTCGATGCTCATCTCGCGGACGCCGATGCCTTCAATGGCGCAGTTCTCTAGGCGGGCGTTAGCCTGGGCAATGCGTTGCTGGCGTGTGGCCGCTAGAACAGCGTCCGCATGCCAGCCTCGCAGCAATTCCTCTTTGACGAGGTGCTGCATCTCATCGCCTAAGTCGGCGACAAGATCGCTCCAAAGTGTTTCAGCCATCCTAACTGCTGCCGTCCGCCTTGCAGCGGACGACAGAGTGTTAAGACAGACGGACTAGACCTTGTTCAGATCGACAACGCTCAAGAAGATGTGGACTTCTCCAGCATCCAGCTCGGCCAGGTCGTACGAAGCCATCGAAGCCACAGTGGCGATGATGGGCGTAGACGCTGTGTAGGCAATCGGCGCAGTGCTGTTGAAGATGCGCGCGGTCACCGGGGTGCCGTTGGTGTTGATCTGTTGCGAGGCAATCAGCTGGTTGGTTGTGCCCGAGACACCAACAACAACCGTGTTGCTGTTGTAGGCGCTGGTGCCGGTCTTTTGGAACGACGTGACCAAGTGGCTGGCTGCGTTCGTGATGATGCTGTCAGCCGGAAGGGTGAGCAGCGTCAGTGTCTGGGCGGTGTTATCAGTTGCTTCGGTGAGCGAAGTGTGCGTGATAACGACCTTGTGCGTGAAGCCGGTTGCGGCTTTGGTTTCGGCGGGGAGTTCGTATGTTTTCATTGAATTATATTCTTTGGTTTACGACTAGGAGGTCGCGGCGAACTTGGCCAAGCCTTTGGGGTTCATGCAGACGAGCGCGGCGATTGCATCGACGAGCGCACGCTTGCCTCCACCCATGTCTTCCAGCTCTTGGAAGCGCGGACGGCGGCCATAACGCAGTTCGATCATCTCAGGGCTCATGACATAGCCGCGGGCCAACTGAACGGCCGAGGCTTGGTCCTTGGCACAAAATAGTGATGGGACGATATCTAAAATTCCAAAATCGCCATGGAAGCTATCGATAGATGCCACTATTTTCTTGGACTCAGCGGACTGCGAGAAGGTGCGAACCGAAAGGCCGGCCTTGTTGTCAGTTCCACCCGCAAAGCGAGTGAAATTAGTGAAGGCGCGCTTTAACTCGGGGCCACAAACGAGCATGCTGGAGTTCATGGTGCCGGTGACGGTGTACATGCTCTGCAGCACGGCCTGCACTTCGCTTTCGGTGAGGGAAGCGGTGGCGGTCGTGTTGATGCTGGCGGACGGCGTGCGGAAGGCCGCAGCAACCGGGAGGTCCGTTTGCGCCGATGCGTTGATCCAGCTGCCGAGACCGCGGGTGCGGTAGGGGTTGGTGCTGGCCTGCTCTTGGCTGTCGCGGTCGGAACAGACGGCGGACTCGATGTCGCGCTTTAGTTCAACAAGGCTCTTGGAAACCGAATGAGCGAATGCCTTGTTTTTGCCGATGCCGGCGATGTCCGAAATCTGGGTGTAGTCGTCAACCTTGATCGAGCGGCGGAACTTCATCGCGCGGCCCGAGAGGAGTGCGCGGCTGGAGCTGGCGTCGTCGAAGGTCGAAACGTCGGCGTTGGTCAGGACGCCGTCAAAGGACGGGTCTTTGTACTCATCGGCCTGCCAGGAGAAAACTCCGGGGTTGGTGATGTCGGCGCCTTTGCGGGCGGTCGAGGTGACGGGGGTGTTTTTGTTATCAACGATGCTGATAACGTCCGCGAGGTCTTCGCGAAGTCCCGAAAAATTCGGGAATACTGTGCCTTGTGACATGATTGGTTGGTCTTTCTTGTTAGGGTTTTCCTTACAAGAGCGCCGCGGAAACAAATGACTCGATGTCGTCCATTGAGTCTCCCGTCAGTGCTCTCATTGCGCTTTTTGCGCCTTTGCTACTGGTGGAAGATTTCGTTGCGCTGACCGGGTTGGCGGGAGTTGGCGTTTTGGCGATTTCTTTGGACGAAGAGACTTTCTTGGCGGCTTTCGCTTTTGCGTCAGCGGCGCCTTGTTTGGCCATCAGCGTTTGCTCTCCGAGGAGAGCTAGTGCGACCCAGTATTCGTGCTGCGGGATGCGCAGCAGCTCGGGTGCTTGCTTTACGGTGGCCTGGTACGCGGTGTTCATCGGCGTACCCTTT